ATCGAGGAGACCTCCAGACGTCGGCAGTATACCGACCTCCATGAGATGCCGAGACTCGGCGACCATAGCCTCCGAGCGTCCGATCGTTCGGTTCGGACATCGCGTCACCGCGAACCCCTGCGGGTTGCCGCCACAGATCGGACACGACGCGTCGCCGCCCGAACACTCGGGACACGCGAGAAACGCGAAGGGAGACGGCGCGTCGGCGTCGCATCCCCAACGGTCGCGGATTGTCTGCGGGATCTTTCGACATACTCGGCAGTCCTCATCGAACCCGCCCGCCGCCGCGCATCCGGCGACGGTCAGGCTTTTTTTTCGTCGACCGTGAGCGCGTTCAGCGTGCGAATCTGATCGGCGATCTCGCTCCGCCATTCCTTCTTGAGACGAGACAGGAACGCGTCGGTGACGCGTCCGGCCTTGTCGGCGTCGAAGTGAACCATCTTCCCCGCGCCGTCGCGGAAGTTCTCGACACCGATCAGACCGAGACGAAGGGTCATAAGATCCTCCGTCCCCGGCTGAAGTCGGAACTCGCCGCCGGATGACGCGACCATCTTGCTGTTCTGGATCATCTCGTCGTCGCGGACGGTGAGCGATCGCAGGAGGAAGACGGTCTGATCTTAGACGGGGAGGGATGCGTCCTCGCGCAGGACGTAGCGGTGTGAACGGTTCGGGTCGAGTGCGATTGCCATGACGTGATTCTATCAGGAGATAACGATCGTGATGTCGCCGTCCGGCGTGCTGCTGTCGGAGGTGTCGACGATCTCGAAGTCGATTCCGGCGACCTGAATCCCGTTACGGTTCGCGTCGTTGACGTTCGTCACGCGGCAGTCACCGAGCGTGAACGTGAGATCGCGGGTCGTATCACCCGAGATGCTCGTCGCGTTCGTGGTGTTGACGACGAACGCGAGGGCCTTCGTCGTGTTGTTCTGGAGTTGCCCGTAAAAGTCTTCCGTCGCGACCAGTTCGAGGTCGGGGTCGATCGAACCCGTTGGACGGCGATCGGTGATCACCGCATGGAGAAGACCCGAGGAAGCGTTCACGGATTCGCGCAGGACGACCGAGTTCCCGACGTCGAGGTTGATCGTCGAGAGAACGCGGGACGCGCCGCCCCATGTCGCGCTCACCCCTTGGAAGATGCCCGGGATGCCCGTCTCCTGCGTCGGGACGCGGAGGGTTCCCGTCGTCACGCCTGCGTAGACGCCCGTAAACGTGAACCGCGCGAGGAGCGGCTGACCGACGCGACCCTCGAAGGTGACCGTTCCGGCGCATCCCTTCGCGGTGAAAAGGACGGCTTCGTTACTGCCGCTCCCGAACGCGCCGAGCGCGACCTGAATCGAGACCGTCTTCTGTTCGTCGCCGTTCGAGGTCGGCTGGATCGTCGAACCCGACAGCACGAAGCCGCACGCCTGAAGCGCGCGTTCCCATACGTCGAGCGTCGTCAGGTTCGCGGAGTGCCTCACTTCGCAGGTGAAGGAGATCTGCGCCGCCGTCGTGCCGACGATGCCGGGGAGTTTCGACAGGTACGCCTTCTGAGTGTCCCGGTCGAATCTGCCGAACTGCGTCGTCGCCTGAATGTCATAGGCGATGACCGCGTAGTCTGCGGCGACAAGTGTCTCCGCCGTTCCCTTGGTCGTCTCGATCTTGAGACCGAGATGCCGCCGCTTGCTGATGAACGCTTCGCCCATAGGTCACCTCCTCGTCGCGGGATCGTTCGTCGCCGTCCGATACTTGAGATCGACGACGAGTTCGAGTCCCGAGAGCGGTTGCCCCTGCTCGTCATACAGGGGACGGTTACTCCGAAAGATCAGATCGTCCACGACGCCACCTAGCGTCGGGTTGTTCAACGCAAGTTCGAGATCGTAGAGCGCGCCGGAGATCGTTGTGTCCGGCGTCCACGATTCCACGAAGTAAAGGATGCGAACGGTCATCGTTCGAACGTAGATGTTCCACGTCGACTCCGACGCGCGCGGCTCGTATGTCTCGTCCTTGCCCGCTAGGTAGATCAGCGGGAAGCGCGGCAGGGTCTGCGCGTTCATCTCGACGCGCTCGACCTGCGGGGTCACCGTGCCGTTCCACGTCTTCCCGGCGACGACGGTCGCGATCGTCGCGAGTTGTGCGGCGAGGGCCGCGTAGATCGTTTCGCGATATGCGGTCGGCGACGGCATTACGGCAGCACCTCCTCGACCTCGAAGGAAGCCGCGAAGCCGAGCCGGGAGGACTGGGTAAACGATGCCGTGTTCCGGACGACGGCATATGTCCCAGAGTCGAGGAACGTCGCCGAGGACTCCGTGAAGGTGTAGGAACCGCCGCGCTGACCGTACAGAAACGCGCGGATCTCGTACCACTCGTCGGCGGTGATCGACGCCCACGAGATCGCGTAGCGTCGGCGCGGCGTATTGTTTCGATAGTTCACGCGGACGGACAACGCCTCGGGGTAGGACGATTCGTCCGCGATGCGCGGGAGCGCGAAGCCGAGCGGGAACGACGGGACGGGTAGCGCGGGCGATGCCCACGCGATCGCCATACCGACCGCCGCGTCGCCCGAAGCCGTCGCCGTGAACGGCGAGACCTGTTTCCCGAGGTTCCCGTGGGCGAGCGTGTACACGACCGTGCCGCCGTTCGCGAGCGTTGCCGTTAGGTTGAACCGTAGGCGCGCCGTCGCCGTGTTCGCATTCGCGAGCGAGACGAGCGGGACGTTCTTCCCGTTCGGGTCGGTCAGGCGGAAGTCGTAGCCGTCCGCGCGCGACTGGAGCGACGTCACGAGCGCGGCATGATCGAACGGCAGCGAGTTGGTGTCGACCGTCGTCCCCGAGGAGATCGACGAGCCGGACGTATTCGAGATCGTGACGGTCGCTATCATCGGAGACCGCCTGTCTTCGACGCGTCCACGACGAGTTTCGCGATCGTCGCCGGGATCGCAGCGAGAACCTTCGGAAGATCGTCGCGGATCGCCGCGCGGTGAATCTCGCGGAACTTGAGGCGCGGAGGGATCGACGCCTTCCGCAGAAGGATGAACTCCTGCCCGCCGCGCGCCTTCGCGGTCGTCGTTCGCACGACGTCGCCGAAGCGGGCGTCGCGCTTCACGACGCGGTTCCGCGACTTGTATCGGATCTTCGACTTCCCGGCGATCCATCCGTTCGCCTCTGCCCACGCGAGGAGCGGCGCGTCATATCGTTTCGTCGCCGAGGTGACGGGAACCCACAGGAACTTAAACCGCTTCGGCGTGATGTCGGGGAGCGTTCCCCCCTTGCCGACAGTTCCGAGTTCATGCACGCGGGCGATGCGCGCGGCGTGCGCGTCCATGAAGCCGAGGAACGTCTGGAAGCCGACGGACGGCGGCGCGTCGTCCTTCAGGACTTGCGGCTCGATGCCGTAGATGAGGTTGCCGGCGAGCGTGCGACCTGTGCGGCGGTTCAGTCCCGTGTCGCCGTCGCGGCCCGCGAGACGCTTCGCGAGCGGGAGTCCGATGTCGCCGACCCACTTCAGGAGCGGGAGCCGGATCCCCTTCTTCGAGATCTCGGGGAACTTGCGGATGACCGCCGCGACGGGTCGCAGGTCGATGTCTGCGGAGAGTTGCATCAGGTGCGCCGCCGATACTGTTCGAGGATCACCTTCACCCACGGCAACCACGAATCCGCGCCGACCGAGACGGAACCCGCGTCGCCGCTGACGGACGCGATCCCGAGTTCGTTCCGGCGATGCCACAGGTACGCGACCTGATGATCGACGGCTCCGGCGATGTCGGGGAACGCGGAGATGAACCCCGCCGTGTCTGCCGCCATGCCGCCCGTATAGGTGATCTTCATCGACCTATAGGCGACGTCGACGCCGGGAGTGATGTAGACGTTCTGCGGGATCGCGAGCGTGAGTAAGCCGCGAGGATCGTAGACGGGCGACCGATACTCCGAGGAGTCCAGTTCCGTCTCCGACCCCCAGCCCTGCTCCTCGTCGAACCAGACGCCCGAAACCGCCGACACGGGGTACGCCTTGAGAGCGAACACCCGCTGTTGGTTCGTCACGTCGAAGTACTCCGTGCGCGCGGCGATCTGGATCCCTCGGTCGAGGTACTTCTCGACCGCCGCGCTAACGGTTGCGATGAGGATCGCGACGGTGGTGTTAAACGACGCAGGAGCCGTTCCGCCCGCGTTAACGAGATTCGCGACCCGTGTCGTCGTCGTTAGATCCACCGTCGCCTCCTGTCAGACCACCACGCGGATATACGTCGAGGACGTAGGAACCGACGCGTCGCCCTCGGTGAGCGCGATCATCCCGGCGGTCGGAGCCGTCACCGCGTGCGCGGAAGGAGTGGCCACCAGTCGGAGCCACTTCTTACGCGAGCCGCTGAGAAGGTTCACGACGATCGCGACGGTCGCGTTCGAGTAGGTCGTGTCGGCCATCGAGAGCGCGGTCGTAGTCGCGCCCGTGATGTCGGCGTAGGCGTCGGTCGAGCCGTCGTCGTTCGACTCCTGCACCTTGAAGGTGAGGGTCGACGAACCGACGCCCGTAACCGTGCCGATCGCGACGATCGCGGTCGCGTGCGTGAAGCCCGTCGTGTTGATGCCGTTGCCGTTGACGGCAGCCGACACCGTGTACGCGTTGGACTTCGAGAGCGCGCCGCCACACTTGGCGACGTATCCAGTTGCGTTTCCAGCCATGATGTTTTCCTTTCAGATCACGTGGACGCCGAGAAGGACGTGCCCGTGCAGACGCTGACGGCGTGGTACGCCTCGACGTCGACTTCTTGGAACGCGGTCACGAGAGTCATGTCCGCGAGTGCGAGCGTCGCGCCCTCCGAGGTCGCGCGCAGTTCCATCGGCCCCCAGTCGGCGAACACGACGTCCGCAGGGTCGAAAAGGTAGATCGTGCCCGACGAGACGTTCGTCGTCGTCAGGATCGGGTAGCCGTACAGCGAGCGCGGCTGCTTGTCGACGACGTTCCCGGTCGAAAGGATCGGGTAGCCTTGCAACGGGCCTGCGGCCTGCGGGAGTTGGATCGCCGCGAGGATCTGGTAATCGGTCGGGTGCATGACCCAAACGAGGTTCGAGATATTCGCGTTGTCGATCTCGATCTCCTTCACCATCTGCTGCAACTTCGCCCACTTCGTGATGTCCGTCGAGGACGTGAACGAAACGGTGTTGATGCCGCTGATGTTCTTCAGACCGAGCGGCTGACCGCTCACGCCCGAACCCTCGAAGAACGCCGCTTCGACGAGACGGCGCATCACTTCCGCGAGATCGCGACGGACGAACTCTTCAGCCGCCGCCGGGGTCTTACGGATAAGCGTGTTCGAGATGCGCGTCGCCGCGCCCGCCTTGTGCGGGTTCATCGACAACATCTCGACCGCCTGATCGGATTCGGTCACCGCCGCCGCTTCGCCGACCCAGTACCCGGTCGCCGCCGCCGACTGGCGCGGCATCTGAACGGGCGCGTAGGTCAGTCCCGACATACGGGAGACACCCGCCGTGTCGAGAACGAGCGGCGAACGCAGGAGCGGAACGAGCGCGTCGCGCATGACGTCCGGCGGAACGAGGAACCCCGCCGCCGTGTCGTTCGCGAGCGTGAGCGACTTCGCGTTGTAGAAGTCGCGGCAGACGTCGCGGGACATCTCCCACTCGTCCTTAGCGAGCGACTTATCCTTCGACGCCAACGACGCGATGACGCGCGCGAGCGAGAACGCCGACGCCGCCTTCGCGGATGCGGCAGCGACCGGGCGAGCGCGGTTCAGTTCCGCGCGCGCTTCGGCGCGTCCGGCCTCGCGTGCGGCCTGCATGGCCTTGGCGAGGGCTTCGGTCTTCGAGATGCCCATGATCAGATTCCTCCGAGTTGTTTCGCGATGAAGCGTCCGAGGGCCTCCTGCGAGGCGAACGGATCTTCGTCGTGGGCCTTCGTCGTCGGCTTCGTCATCGCGTCCACACGCGCGACGAGTTCGGCGACTTGCTTCGTCAGGGTCGCGAGCGCGTCAGCGTTCGCGTCCTTTTGTTCTTCGGGTTGCGCGATCGACTCCATCGAGGGGAGTTCGATCTCGACTTCCGCGCCCTCGCCTTCGTCCTCCGACATGAGGACGTCCACCATAGCGGCGGCGGCTTCGAGCGCGGCGGACGCGGCGTCCATCTCGCCCGCGCGGTGCGATTCGATCGCCTGCGCGATCAAGTCCTTCAGTTCGGCGAGGGACTTCGTCTCCACGCCTTCGGCGAGCGCGGCTTCGACGGCGGCTTCGGGAGCCTCGGTCGTCGCGACGCTCTCGGTCGTCGTCTCGTTCACGGTTGCCTCCTTCGTCGTGGTGAACCACGCCTTCAGTTTGACCGCATCGGCCTCGGCAAGGTCGCGCGGGGTGACGTCATCCCGATACACGGGACGCACGTTAGACTTTCCTTCGAGGAGCGCGTCGGCGTTCGCGGGGATCGCGACGGCGGACAACTCCAGAAGTTCGGAGTGTCGGATGTCCGCGCCCTTCACGTCGAGCGGACGGAAGCCGACGCTGACCGCGTTCATGAATCCGGCCTCGTACATCTGCCTGATCGTGTCGGCGAACGGGTAGATCTCCTTCGGCACGAAGCGGACGCGGAACATGAGTTGTTCGCCGTCGAGGAACACGTCCTCCGCGCGACCGATCGGGAGTCCGTCGTGCTGATGCTGATACAGGACGACGGGGTTCCGCTTGTAGGATTCGAGATCCCACGACGCGGCGACCGTCTCGCCCGCGCGATCGACGCGAGGAGTCGAACCGACGAACGTGTACAGACCGTCGCCCGACGTCGACGCCTTCACCTTCGCGGTGAACGTCTTACCCTTGCGCGCGCGCGCCTTCGCCTCGTTGACGAGTTCCTTCATGCCGCCCTCCCCGAGCGTGCCGATGACGCCCCACTTGATCTGAGCGATCACGCCGGGGAGTCGATTGTTTCCAAAGTGCCGAGCCGCCCACGCCTCGCGCTCTTTGATCCACTCGACGACGGCTTCGGTCATGTCGCCGTCGCGCGCCTTGCCCCAGTTCGTGAACGCCGTCGTCCCGCGTTCCATGCCTCCGTTGTTCCAGATGTCCGGGAACTCGTCGCGGAGCGCGAGCGCGTAGTCGTAGTCGAACTGCGGGAACGCGGAGTTGCGCAGCGTTACTTCCTGATCGTCGCCCGCCTTCGGGAAGTCGGTCGGCATCAGATCTTCCCCGCCGCGATGAGACGGTTCATCTCCTCGATGTCCGACTCGGTTCCGAGTTCTTCCTGCGCGACGAACGGGACGGCGGTGCATCGGCAGTTGATCACCTCTTCCGCAGGCGCGCCGATCTCGCACGGATGCCGAAGACCGTTCGGGAACTTCTCCCCGATGCGGACGCTCCCCTGATCCTGATGCGACGGACGCGCGTCGGAAGCCGCCGACCACTCGTGGTGGGTGAAGCCTTCTTCCTTCGCGGCGCGGTTCTTGAACTGCTCCTGAATGAACCCCGTCTCGGTGCGCGCGATCGTCATCGCGTCGGACACGATGAACCGTCCCATCGTCGCCTCGACGGTCTTCGCGAGATCCGTCACGGAGCCGATGCCGTCCGTGCCGATGCGAGTCAGGATCGTCTGGTTGAATCGGGTCGCCGCTTTGCGCGTTACGCGCATCATCGACGCGGTGCGCTTCCCGGCTTCCTCGATCCACTCCTTGTCGGCGGGGTTCACGACCGAGAAGCCGCCGATGGCGACACGGACTTCGTTCAACGCGGCTTCCGCGATCTCCGGCGCGATCTGTCCGAGGATCTCGCGGGCGCGAGCCTCCCAACGATCCGGCGCGGTCTTCACCCAGTCGAGGAACGCAGGAGGCCACGAGAACTCGACACCCTGCGGCTGAAGCCGTTGGGTGACGGTCGTCGTCGTCACGGTGTCGTTCGCCTTCGTCGCGGTCTCGGCGTCCGTCTCCGCCTCGCGCGTCTGATTCACGGCGAGCGCGGGTTCGAGGACGGACGAGAACTCGTCGACGGCGGCGACTTCCTCGGCGCGAAGTTGCCGGAACACCTTCTGCATCGCGACCCGCAGGATCTTCTCGACCTTCGACGCGTCGCGGCTTTTCGCGTTCCACGCCTTCACGACGCGGAACGTCTTCCCCTCGGAGGTGAACCGATCGCCGACGCGAACGCCGCGCATATTCGCGGACTTATGCGCGACCGCCTGCGCGGGATTCTGCGCGACCGAAGCGGCGACGGGTGCGGCGGGCGGCGCGACGGGTTCCGACGCCGCAGGACGCGCGGCAGCGGCGCGGGCGGCGGGTTCGATGAGCGCGCGCGCTTCCTCGGCGGAGATCGTCGGGAACGCGATCTGTAGCGTCACGATCGCGGACTCGGCGGGTAGTTCGCCGTTCGCGACCGACTGCACGATCTGCACGAGCGAGGTCACCTGCGCACCGTTCATCGCGGTCTCCGCGACGGACGCGGGCGCGGCGGGCGTCGGCGTCGAGACGTCGGGCGTCCCGGCGGTCGGGAGTTCGGGGACGTCGAACGTCGGTTCCTCCTCGATGCCGAGACCGAGGCGCACGTTCACGGCTTCCTTCGAGTATCCGGCGGCGACGAGGATCTGCGCCTGTTGCGCCTTCTCCGTCATCGGGGCCTGTAACGCCTCGACCTCCGACACGTCGAACTCCGCCCACACGTCGCGACCGATGCGCGCCGAAAGCGGTTCGAGGAGCCACGACCACAGCGTCGACTCGATCAGACGTAAACGCGGGAGGATCGTCTTCTCCCAAGTGTTCGCCTTCGCGGTGAGCGAGGACGCGCGGTTCGTTTCCTCGACTTCGCCGAGGTCGAACTTCGTCACGCCGAGAACGGCGAGGATCTCCGACTTGCCCCACCCGAGGGCCTCGGTGAATGCCATGTCTTTGGCGGTGACGGCGATCGGCTCGTACTTGAGACCGCCGGAGAGGATCGCGAGCCGCGCGGACTTGATCGCGCCGCGATGTCGGTCTTCCCACTGCGAGCGGAGTCCCGTCGCCTCGTCCTGCGTGAGCGGCGAATCCGAGTAGATGATGCCGCCGGGGTCGGCTCCGTTCGCTAGTAGCGCGTTGTTGAACTGAGTCGCGCGTAGTTCGTAGTTGAACGACGGCAGGACGGGCGTGATCGGCGCGAGACCTCGGTACGGGTTCGCGGGGTCGAACTCCTTCGGATGCCCGACCTGCTCGGAGGTGAATCGGAACACCTCGCCGTTCGCGTTCGTGGTCTGCCAACCGAGGACGATGCCCGTCCGTTGGTCGATGTCGGGAACCATCCCGTCGGGTCGCACGATCAGGATCTCGGCGGGAACCTCGCCGCGTCGGAGCGGTGAGCCGTCCGCCGCGTAGCCGATCCAAAAGCACTCGCCGTTCAGGTCGAGGTAGATCGACGTCGCCTCGATGAACTCGTGCCCCGACATGAGCGGGGACGGCGACTCGAGGAGGCGTCGGAGCGTGTCGTCGCCGCGCACGGGTTCGCCGTCGCGATCGCGTCGAGATCCCGCGAGGATCTCAAGCGGGACGCTCGCGCACATACGCGCCTTGAGTTTGATCGCCGCGTGCGCCCATGCGTTTTGGGCGTAGGCGTTCGATACGGTCTCCTCGGTCTGAAGGAGCCGACGCGGGAGCCAGAACCACTCCGTGCCCGGGACGGTCTTCGTCCGCGTCTGCGCGGTGCGCGCGCGCGTGAACGCCGGACGCCCGTTGAGGATCTTCCCCTTCACAGGATCGCCACCTTCCTCGCCAAGCCGGAGCCGAGCGCGATCACGAGCGCGTCGCCGAAGTCGGGCGAGCGACGGATCCGAGCGCGGATCGCGTCCTTCGGCTCGACCGTGAACCGACCGCGCGAGTCGTACCAGTAACGAACCGACGCGAGGTCGGCGATCACTTCGCGGAACTTCGACGGGATCGAGATCTGCCGCGCGCGCACGACCGAGCGGAGCGCGGCGTGAAGTTCACAGCGGCGGTTCGGGAAGGCGGCTTCGCGACCGAGGAGGGTCTGCCAGTCGCCGACCGCGCCCGCGCCGAAGTCGACAGCGGTCACGCGGATGTTCTGTTCGCGGAGTCGGTCAACGACTCCCGCTCCGATCCCGCACGAGTCGACGCAGACGTTCCGGCCTTCGACGCCGTGACGGCGCATCGCGTCGATGAGTCGTCCCGTGGTCTGCATGAGATCCTCGCCGCGCCACGATTCGACGGCGACGAGGCGGCGCGTTTCGTCGAGGACGACGAGGACGTTCGCGTCCCCGCCCATGCGCGCGACGTCGAGACCGATGCGACGCGGTTCGCGGACGCCTGTCGCGACGTCCTCCGTCCCTTCGAGTTCCGAGACGGACACGAGCGAATCCGAACCCGCCGCCGGGAACTGACCGCAGACGCGCGACGCCCAGAACGGCGAGTCCTCGCCTTCGCGCGCCCGGACTTCCTCGACCCATTCACGGGTGACCGCGCCCGTGATGATCTCCTCGCCCTGCGCGACGTTGGGGTGTTCGAGGCAGGAGACCTTGATGACGTTCCACCGTTGCGGGTTCAGGTGCGCGTCGAACAGGTAGCCCGACGGCGTGACCGGGTTAAACGCGACGACGAGCGAGGAGCCGCCCGACGAGAGGAGCGAATCGATCGCGCCCCACATCTTCGGGTCGACGCCCTCGGCCTCGTCGACGATCACGAGGACGCGCCGCGAGTGAATCCCCTGAAGCGCGGTCGGGTCGTCGACGGCGACGATGGACGCGCGCGAGCCGTCGCCGAGCGTCCAATCCGTCTCGCCCATGCGACCGCCGAGCGGGAGCCGCGCGTCCCTGTAGAGTTTCTGAACCTCGCCCCACAAGGCGTCGTGGACTTGCCGATACGTCGACGCCATGCAGACGATCCGACAATCCGGCTCGGTCACCATCGTCTCGCAGATGAGGGACGCGAGAGTGCGGGTCTTCCCGACGCCGTGTCCCGACATGACGAGCGTTCGGCGGTGTTCGCGCGCGGACTTCAGGATCTCGCGCTGACGCGACCACGGCGTCCACCCGAGAACCGACTGGGCGAAGAACGACGGGTCGAGCGAAACGGCGTCGAACACCGTCCGCGCCTGACACCGTTGAACCGCGTCGGCGTATCCGCTCACGTCAGAACCTCGGAGACGAACACGACGCCGTTCAGCGTCGCGCCTGACGCGCCGCCGATGACGCCGAGACCGACGCCTGCCGGAATCGTCAGGTGTAGGCCCGTGATCGTCCACGGACTCGCGTAGTCGCCTGCGGTCGTCTTCTGGAGCGGGATGATCGTGCCGAAAAGTTTCGTTCCGTCGGCGTAGCACAGAGCGAGCGGGCACGCGTCGGCCGTCGAGTCGGAGACGGTGAGCGACCACCCCGAGACGATGAGCGCGCGCGGGTGTTCCTGCGCGTAGATCTCGACGATCGTGTCGGCCTCGAACGTCATCTGTTCGAGACACGCGTGATCGCCGTAGACCGAGGTCGTCGCTACTCCGCCGCCCATCGGATCAGATCTCCGAGACGAAGATGATGCCGTCGAGAACGCCGCCCGTCGCGCCGCCGTTGATCTTGAGGACTTCGTTCGCCGCGCCGTTGATTCGGATTCCAGTCACCGTCCAGAGGAGGAGCGGCGATCCGGCGACCGTGCCCGCGATCGGGAACTTCGTCGCGGCGTGCGAGTTCGAGCCGAGGACGATCGTCGCCTGACACGCGGCGGTATTGCCCGAACAGGTGAGCGACCACCCGGTGATGACGAGACGTTTCCCGCTCGAAGGCGTGAGAACGTTCGTCAGGTTCCCCGTAAAGGTCTCGGAGACGAGCGCGACATGATCGCCGTAGGTGGTTGCCATCGTTAGACCTCGGAGGAGGGCGGCGGCGACTCAGCGTCGCGCGCGGAGTTCTTCGTCTTGCGCGCTTCGCGCATGAGTTCGGCGAGGCCGAGTTGTAGGTTACCCGAGATGATCTGTCCGCGTTGTTCGCGGAAGTCGTCGGGTCGACGTCGCTCGAGCCACCACGCGGCGGCCTGCCATGTCTCCTCGGCAGCAGTGGCGATCTTCGTCGTGAATCGAACCTCGGCGTCCGCTTCGGCTTTTAGAACTTCGTCGGAGAACGACGGATCATTGTTGAACCAGTCATAGAAGGTGTCGACATGAATCTCGCCGAACTGCGCGGCGGCACGTCGAGTAGATCCGGCGCGTAACGCCTTCATGATCGCAGAAACGCGTTCAGGTGTTTTCACGGAGAACCTTGCCACGTTCCTATGTTCCTCGATCGAGATCGGTGCGTCTCGCGTTCATCCGCACCTCGTCATAACTCACGGAAGCGCGAGGGTCGGAGTTGAACCGCCCCCTCCCGACTGGCCGTCGGGTGTGCCGCCTTCTGCACCTCTCGCGCGCTTCGGGTATGGTAGCGCGAGATGCTGAATCCTTTTTCGCACATCATCGCACAACGGCATAAGGTAGCGATGCTTCGCGCTCCCCATTAGGAAAACGGCGTTCGGATCGAGACTCCGCGCGTATTCCCGCGTTGTCATGTTAGGGGGTTTCGAGTTGCGCAGCGATCGTCCGTGCCATCTCTTTCCTCGGATGATGAACTCCTCCGAGGCTAAGGAGGTGCCCGTGTAGATCCACCCTCCCGCCTTGTAGATTCCCCCGGTGTGATTCTGTTCGGGATCTGCGAACGAAACGACCAGACGCAGCCCGGGCGATTGTTTCCGTAACATCCTGAGAGCGATCGCGACAATACGAGACACGGGGTTCCGATGCTTCGTAAGAGCGACCCGAACTAGTTCGCAACCTTCAGAAGGTTTCAGACCGTAACTCGAAACGAGTTGATGAGTCGCTCCGACTCCGAAGATCACCACGCCGATGAATGTCTCGTCCTCCCACACGCCGATTTTGACCAGTTTCGACTTCGGGATGCATCGGCTGTAATGCCAACGCTCGCAGGCGTAGCGCGCGGCCTCATGCGTCGCCCAGTCTAGTTTGAGTTCACTTCGTGAAGTCATGACCGCAGTTGGGGCAGGTGATAGGTTTCGTGGTATCGAGTGAACCTTGGTCGTCGATGCTCCCGGGTTGGAAGTCTGGAGGTCGAAGTCGATCTATGTCGTTCGCATCGAACCCCGTCGCCCGCGCGAGATCTTCGTCGTCGATCGCCAAGGCGGCGAGTTGTTGCGCGAGTGCGTCCTCGTCCCACTCCGCCAACTCTGCCGTGCGATTATCAGCAATCGCGAACGCCGTCGCCTCCGGCCCGATCAGTTCGGAACGCACGATCGAGATCTCGACCCATCCGAGACTGAGAGCGGCAGCGACCGTTCCGTTCCCTGCGATCACGACGTTGTTCGCACCGACGACGATCGGCTTCTGTTGCCCGAATCTAGCGAGCGAACCCTTAATCGCGTCGAGGTTCTTCTGGTCATGTTTTCGCACGTTCGACGGATCTCCGACGAGCGATGCGATCTTCACGCGTTCGATGTTCATAAGTTCTCCAACACTTCTCCAGAATGTTTCCGGCACGCCTCGCGGACGACGCGCTCGGCTCCGTCCGCCGACGTACAGATCGCACCGAGGCCCCCGGCGACGCAGACCGCCGCGAGGAACTCGACCTGCTCGGTCGTCGCGACGCCGCCCGGCTTCTTGACCTCGATCGCGACGATGCGCCCATGATCGCAGAACCCGAGGAGGTCGGGCGTCCCCGGCTCGGCGGCGTGTACGACGCGCCCCGACGCGCCTCGGAACCGTCCCGCCTGTACGCGGACGATCTTCGGCAGGATCGCCCGTAAGCGGTCGTGGATCGCCTTCTTGATCTCGGTCTCGGTGGTCATGTCATCCCCTGTAGGTTCCGACGATGCTCCGCTTCGCGCTTCGCGCTCGCGTCGCACCGTGGACTCGGCTTCGACGAAGTGTCGAACGAATCGCGCACCGCCGCAGGTCGGCAGCGTACACGACGTCGGAGGAGCGCGAACGGTCGACGGTTCTCAAACTCCCCCCCTCCCCCCAACGGTGTGCCGCTGTGGTTCGGTGGAGATCTCCCCCGCGTCGCCTTCTTCGAGCGTCCGACGCGATCGGCGACTCGTCGTCGCCTTACCCCCGTTTCTACTCGGGGACGCTTGCCGCGCGGAGTTTCCCGCCGCGAGGTCTTGTCGCCTTGAGTTGACACGCGGTCGAGGGCGAACGCCGCGCTCGCGAGAATGAAACAGCGCGTCAGCGGTGGAGTCGGTCACCGCCTTCGCGCTGCTTCCCCGTCGCGAGACGGGTTGTCTGTTTTAGGTCTCGCGCCGACTACGCGTTCTCTGGTGACTTCTCCGAGGTGCGGGCGATCGAGGGAGTGAACTCCCGCACCTCGAAGTCGTCGGAGACCATCGACCGACCAGAGTCGAAGGCGTCCGCAGTCTACGGGGAACCCGTCCCGACGCTAGTTCGCGGTCGGGCGCGTCGTCGGCCTCGGATTCTTGGGACGAATCGGTGTAGGAAGTCGGGAGCCGAATCGCGTGTTTCCTGCGGGAAAACGGGGGTTTCCGTGGTCAGAATGAAAAAAGTTGGGCGGAGGACTTGCGCCGTACTTTAGGATGTTTTACTTTTCTGACGTCCCAAGCGGACGG